AAGCCTAGGGGGGAGTATATTTTTTACAAGTTTTCTTAAATTAGCTGTTTTTGGCCTGTTTGTAACACCCCCATCCCGTTGTTTTTGCTGTGTTTTTTTGGGTATTTGCTAGCAGATACCCACCCAAAATAGTACACCTCCTCACAATACCCCCCCCTTTTCCACCACTAACCATCCCCTTGACAAAAACCCCGGTTAACCCCCCATATGCAGACACTGTAGCTGGGAACCCCGCTCTTACATGCCAATATTAGATATCGAGCCTAGTAAAACTCACCCAATCCCCTACTCGTCCAGCCCGGACGAGCCCAAAACCTTCATTGAAGAGCTTGAAGTAGCGGGTAACACCGCAGAATTCTTGGTTGGTATAGGCGCGGAACTGGAACTTGACCCAGAAGACGCCGAAAAGCAGCAAAGGCTGCTTGAAGAAGCCGTAAAAGCCAAGAAAAGCACCAATTTAACCAGTATTAACACGGCTTTCGCAGCCGCAGCGTTCCTGCGCACCTATGGCCAGAACCTAGCCATGGACGTTGCCACGGCACGCGCCGCTATAACCAACAAACTGATGGAGCTGGCCAACTGCGGGGACCCGAAGTTCGAACTTAAGGCCCTAGAACTGCTGGGTAAGCACAGCGACATCGGAATCTTCACCGAGCGCAGCGAAATCACCATCAACTACAAGAACCCCGAGGAACTAGAGAACGCCATCAAGGAGCGGGTGAAGAGGCTCCTCAACGCCAACACAATAGACATCACCCCCCTATCCCAGAGTATAGAAAGCGAGCTTGAGGGCATTGGCCGGGAAGAATCTGAGGACGAAGAAGGCGAAGAAGAGGGAGAAACCCTCTGAGAAAACAAGCCACAGACCCATTCGCTAACATATCCCTCAAGGACATCCCCTCTATCCTGCCTCTCCTGTCCCCCGCCGAGCAGGAACGCCTGCTTGCGGAGCTGGATCACCTAGAGAAACTGAAACTAAAAACCCAGTGCCAGAAGCACTTCCTTCCCTTCGTTAGGGAGATGTGGCCGTCCTTCATCGCCGGGCGGCACCACGCCCGCATGGCCCATGCGTTTGAACGGGTGGCACGGGGGGAACTTAAGCGCTTAATCATTAACATGCCGCCCCGGCACACTAAGTCTGAGTTTGCCTCTTTCCTGTTTCCGGCTTGGTTTCTCGGCCTTTACCCTGAGAAGAAGGTCATCCAGACCAGCCACACGGCAGAACTTGCCGTAGGCTTCGGGCGTAAAGTTAGAAACTTGGTAGACACGGATGCCTACCACGACATCTTCCCCAATTTAGTTCTCCAAGCAGATTCCAAGGCGGCGGGCCGGTGGAATACCTCCAAGGGGGGTGACTACTTCGCCATCGGTGTTGGCGGTGCGGTTACGGGTAAGGGTGCGGATATCTTGATTATCGACGACCCGCACTCCGAACAGGAGGCGGCGATAGCCGAGACCCAGCCCGAGGTCTACGACAAGGTCTACGAGTGGTACACCTCAGGACCCCGCCAGCGACTACAGCCCGGGGGAAGCATAGTGATTGTGGCCACTAGGTGGTCCAAGAAAGACCTGACGGGGCAGGTGCTTAAGGCTGAAATTCAGCGTGGTGGTGAGGAGTGGGAGGTCATTGAGTTCCCGGCCATCCTCCCGTCTGGCAATTCCCTATGGCCTGAGTTCTGGTCTTTAAAAGAACTCACCGCGCTGAAGGAAGAACTACCGAACAGTAAATGGCAAGCCCAGTACCAACAAAACCCCACCAGCGAGCAGAGCGCTATTGTTAAGCGTGAATGGTGGATGACTTGGGAGCAGGAGAAGCCGCCGAAATGCGACTTCGTGCTTACTTCTTGGGACACGGCGTTCGAGAAAACCCAGCGTGCCGACTACTCGGCCATGACCACGTGGGGGGTGTTTTACCACCCGGACGAGGACACGGGTAAAATACAAGCAAACATAATCCTCCTAAACGCCGTACGGGAGAGGTGCGAGTTCCCCCGCCTCAAGCAGCTATTCCTTGAGCAGTATAAGGAATGGAAGCCTGACGGGGTAATTATTGAAAAAAAGGCCAGCGGTGCGCCGCTTATCTACGAGATGCGGGCTATGGGCATCCCGGTGCAGGAGTTCACCCCGACCAAGGGGAACGATAAAATCAGCAGGTTGAACGCGGTAAGTGACCTGTTTGCCAGTGGCAGGGTCTGGGCCCCGGGTAACCACTGGGCCGAAGAAGTCATAGACGAGGTGGCAGAATTCCCGGCTGGCGAGCATGATGACTACGTGGACTCTGTCTCCATGGCCTTGATGCGGTTCCGTAAGGGTGGGTATATACGTACAAGTCTGGACGAAGAAGAACCGAAGCAGCAGTTCAAGCGCAAGTTCGAAGGGTATTACTGATGGCAGTAGATAAGGCACTGAACCGCGCTCCGCTGGGCCTCTCTTCCGTTATGGAGGAAGAAGACCCCCTGATCGAGATTGAGATCGAGATCGAAGGCGAAGAGTCCGACGCGGAAGAAGCGGAGGAAGATGCCGAAGACGACTTTGGCAAGAACCTTGCCGAAGACATCGACGAGAAGGACCTTGTGTCCCTCGCTTCTGACCTTCTTGCTGACTACGACGACGATGTTAGTGCGCGGAAGGATTGGCTTCAGACGTACGTGGACGGGCTGGAACTGCTTGGTTTGAAGGTAGAGGACCGCACGGAACCGTGGCCCGGTGCGTGTGGTGTGTACCACCCCCTCCTGACGGAGGCCCTAGTTAAATTCCAAGCCGAGACCATGATGGAGACCTTCCCGGCCTCTGGTCCGGTGAAGACGCAGATTCTGGGCGAAGAGACTCCGGAGAAGAAAGAAGCTGCCGTTCGCGTACGCGACGATATGAACAACCAGCTTTGCAACGTTATGACGGAGTACCGGCCCGAGCACGAGCGGATGCTGTGGGGCTTGGGTCTCTCGGGTAACGCCTTTAAGAAAGTTTACTACGACCCGGCGATTGGTCGTCAGGTTTCCATGTATGTGCCTGCGGAAGACGTTGTCGTCCCTTACGGCGCGTCTAATATCCAGACCGCCGAGCGTGTCACGCACGTAATGAGGAAAACGGAAAACGAAATAAAAAAGCTACAAGCCGCAGGCTTCTATAGAGATATTGACCTTGGTGAGCCCGAGAACACCCTTGACGATGTCGAGAAGAAGATCGCGGAAAAAATGGGTTTCCGCGCTACGACAGACGACAGGTACAAGCTGCTGGAGATGCAGGTTGAGCTAGACCTGAAGGGGTACGAAGACACCGACGACGAAGGCGACGAAACAGGTATTGCGCTTCCCTACATAGTTACAATCGAGAAAGGAACACAGGATGTCCTTGCTATCCGGCGTAACTGGAAGGTTGAAGATGAGAAAGAGACAAAGCGAAGCCACTTCGTGCATTACGGATACATCCCGGGGTTCGGGTTTTATCATCTTGGTCTTATTCACCTCATCGGCGCTTTTGCTAAGTCTGGCACTTCTATCCTTCGCCAGTTGGTGGATGCAGGAACTTTAAGCAACTTACCGGGTGGCTTTAAGACCAAAGGGTTGAGAGTGAAGGGGGACGACACCCCTATTGCCCCCGCCGAGTTCCGCGACGTGGACGTCGCCAGCGGCACGATCAAAGACAACATCATGACGCTCCCGTACAAGGAGCCGTCTCAGGTCCTCTACACTTTGCTGGGGACCATAGTGGAAGAGGGGCGCAGGTTCGCCAGCGCTGCGGATTTAAAAGTATCCGATATGAGTGCCCAGTCTCCTGTTGGCACCACCCTCGCTATTCTTGAACGAACCCTGAAGGTGATGTCGGCTGTTCAGGCCCGCATCCACCACGCGATGAAGCAGGAATTCAACCTGCTGCGTGATATCATCCGCGACTACACTCCCGAGTCTTACGACTACGAACCCGAAGACGGCACGTCGCGTGCCAAGAAGGGCGACTACGATCTCGTCACTGTAATCCCGGTGTCCGACCCCAACGCTGCCACCATGGCGCAGAAGGTTGTGCAGTATCAGGCAGTGATGCAGTTGGCGGCTGGTGCGCCGCAGCTTTA